TAAAGTACATCCCGAAAAACGGGGTAGGTACAAATAAGAATGTTTCAACTGATCTGTTCGACGAGATTATAAAAGTAAAGCAAATCGGAAACGTTATCCACGCTGTCGGACTGCGAAAAGAAGTACCAACGTTTTTAATACTGAGCAAATGAAAAAAGAACTACTCCGCGAGTTTATGAGGTTGCTGAATGACAATAATACCAACCTAAAGGACTTTTGTGCGAAACATGACATGAACTATAACACCATATACCAAAAGCTGTCACGGTACAATATCAACATCGACGAGGTGAATGAGTTGATTGCATTGGTAGACCAGAACAAAAAACTAAAAATTACAATACAATGAGAATATCAGTAGAAGAATATTTGCAAGCGGTTGAAATCGTGAACCGATACCGCGAAGAACAACAACAAATTATCATTGAGCAGTCAATGACAAAACACGCAGAACAAGAGCGCATGAAACTAATTAAAGACGAGATAGCGCGAATAATTGAAGATGAAGGTTTAGACAATTCAAGACGTAGAGACATAGCGCAAAAACGACAGGCGTTGATGTTCTGGCTACGTGCGAATACATGCTTAACTCTATACGCTATCGGGAAGATATTCAACCGCGATCATTCAAGCGTTTTGCATGCGTGTAACGTTGCGCAAGATGCCGTGAAGTACAAAGACTATATTTTCTTGGATAACGCGCAAGTAGTCTATTCGCGATTAGACCAATACAAACGAATCAAAAAGGCTCAATTATGACAACAGTAACACTAGACAAAGAACAGTATGATGATTTGATTAGGTACAAAAACGCATACGTAAAAGATGAAGTCGTTGTATATTTTTTAGGTTCTATTTACAATTACAGCTATTTCAAAATTCAAACAGCAACCAAACAAGAAGCAATTGAATTACTAACTGAAAAGTGCAATAACTTGCATGAAGAAATTGAAAGGTTAAGAAATAGAAGCCTAATACAAAGAATCTTTAACAAATGATAATAAAAATCATTAGCGAGGTGTACTTCGTCTTTGACTTTCCAATGATGGATGTACTTTGCGATGACAAAGGAAAGCGATTTGAAGCAACTATTTGCTGTCATCACATTGAGGTTGTAAAAAACGCACAACTGCCTTTCTCGCTCCAAAATGTGGATTATCAATTAAAACTATTTTGAAATGGATTTACAGGATTTATTTTACACACTTAGACTAAATCAGGAGTACTACATTAAAGACAACGTAGCGATTGATTTCAGCGAAATTGGATGCACTGTAAGCACCAATAATTTAAAAAGAATGGTAAACCACCATTTTGATTGCACAAATCAACCAAAACCAGAAAACGTATCTAAAATTGAGATTTACGGGATGCGTATTTTTCCAAGCGACTTTTTAAGCGATGATGAAATTATAGTGGGTAAGATTTCAAAAATGCAAACGCTATGACAAACAACGGTAAACTATTAGCAGCCGTGGCACTTGCTCCTGTGGTTGCTGACTTCTTGGAAGATAGCGAACTTCGCTTTGAAGCCAAGAAACGAGCAAACAGAATCATTGCGGAAATACGTTCATTTGACGAGTGGATTCTCAAAGGCGCAGACATGACAATGATTGAGCAACAGATTGACATTCAGCGAGCGTTTAGGCAATGGATTGAAACTAATTTTACAGAAGATGAAACACAATGAATATGAACTACAAGTAAAGGTGTGTGAGTACATAAATACAAAATACCCAAACGTGCTATTTTTAAGCGATACAATCGCATCAATTAAACTTAATGTAATGCAAGGCGCAAGAAACAAAAAGATTCAAAAGAGTGGCTTTAAAACGCCTGATTTGATAATACTGCAACCGAACAAATATTTTAAAGGATTGTTTATCGAACTTAAAACGAAATCACCATACAAAAAGAATGGTGAAATCCTGCAAAATGAGCATTTAATCGGGCAACAAAACAGTATTTATAGACTTAATTTTCTTGGTTATTACGCTTGTTTCGCTTGGAGTTACGATCAATGTGTTGAAATTATTGACACGTACATGAGTGATATTCAGATTTTTTAGTATATTTGTTGAACGGTTACAGCATCTCACTTTAAGTAACTGAAAGAAATTATTAATGCCCTTTTAATGACTCGTGAGGTGAGATGCACGATGATTTGAAAGGGCTTTTTTAATATCAAAAATTATGAAATACATTATTAACGATTGCGGAAGTGACAAACACTTAGTTATTAACTTGATTTCTGAAAGCACTATTAACCTATTAATGGTTGGTTACGATGAAGAAGAGTTATCAATAGATATGCACAAAAGCGATATTGATGAGTTGATAAGTTGTTTGCAAATGTTAAAAAGTAAAATGGATTAACCATGTCAGGATACATTAAATTGTTCCGTTCAATAGTAGATTGGGAGTTTTGGGATGACCACAACACGACACGACTATTAATTTATTTGCTTGTTTCTGTAAATCATGAGCCAAAGATTTGGAGGGGTGTTGAAATTAAAGCAGGCGAATTGATTACATCTTACGAAAAGTTAGCAGCAGCGACGGGTTTGACAGTTAGTCAGGTGAGACGTTCGTTATCTTGTTTGGAACACGACAAGCAAATAACACGCAAAACGACAAACAAACATCAGGCTGTAACCCTTGTGAAATGGGAAGAATTGCAACTTGAGACAAAGCAAAACCGCAGGCAAAAGTCATCAAAAACAGCAACAACTAAAGAAGTATATATATCTACTAACGTAGATAATATACAAGAAGACAGTAGCGAAAAAAGTCACAGTCTTATTTTGTGGATTGAAAAGAACGCACCAAGAGTTAACCAAATGAATGAGCCGTTCACTATTGAGCAAGCAGAAAGGGTGAAGCAAGAATACAACGCTAAGCATACAGCAGAAGTATTGGAGTCAATGCACAACTACAAAAAATTAATTTCAGATAATCAAAGTGCATACCTTACTTTTTTGAATTGGATGCGCAGGAGACAAAAGACCGATTCTACATACGGACTGAAACAAGAAGAAAACGATAAACCAAAATTTAAAGCAGCATGGCAATAGATGGATTTGAAATAACCAAAGCGAGCGATGTTGATTTGAAGCTGAGAAAGTACCGCGACAACTACAACACGAAAGGTCAGTATCTTGGATTTGCAGACATCGACAAACACTATTCGATGATGCTTGGAACGTGTACGGATTGGACAGGATTTCCAATGTCAGGTAAAACACAAGTGCTTATGGAGTTGTTGATGAACACATCGAAGTACTACGGTTGGAAGCACTTGGTATATTTTCCTGATGTCGGTAACAACGTGGAGATTATCGCAGACTTAATCCACAAAAAGACAGGTAAAAGTTTTAACCCTGACAGTCACAACGCTATTACAGATGCGGAAATTGCAAACGAGATTAATTGGATAACGCACCACTTTAAGATTTTGACCAAGTCAAACGTGAAAGCAAAGATGACACCGTTTCAATTTTGGGATTTTGCAGTCGAATTGAAAAAAAGCGAAGGATTGGAAACTGCCTGTATTGATTCGTGGAAAGATTTATCACACCCTTACAACGAGTTCGGAGGGTACGCAACTTATTTGGAGGTTGTTTTACCGTACAGAAACCAAATTGCAGAAGATAATAACTTACATTTGCACACAATCATTCATCCAAAACTAACGGAAAAGGTTCAAGGGAAACGATTAGCACCAACTCCATACGATCTAAAGGGAGGTTCTGAATGGTTCAACTCTGGTAAGTGTATGGTGACAGTTCACCGTGAAGATATAACCACAAACCAAGTACAGATATTTTTTAATAAGATTAAACCGAGGTCATGTGGTAGTGTAGGGGATTGTGTTCTACATTTCGATTTAGATAAATTGGTTTACTACCAAAACGAATTGAAAGGAAACTACATCGAAAAGATTTATGCAAGCCCAAAGGATGCGCCACAGAATAAGCAACAAGTAAACACATCGTTAAATAGATTTCAGTCGAATTTTGAGAACGATTTACCATTTTAAAAATTGAATTATGTTTGAATCAAGTAAAGCAGAAGTGCTACGGAATTGTAGCGACGAAGTAAGGAAAGAGCAAATAAAGCGATTAGAGCAACTAATAGGCAAGCGGTCAATAGCAAGTACCATTCTTTGGTTAAAGTCGCTTAGAAAGCAAGCAGAAGCGAAAAACAGCCATTCTTTTGTGCAAACCTGTACGCACGAAATTGAAAACTTATCACTCACTTACAATCAGTACGAAGAATTGCAACGAGAATTGGAAGTCGCTCGCGGTCGGGCAATGGATTTGGAAGGCAAATTAATCGTGCAATTGCAAGTGAATGAGCAACTACGTAGAGTTGTGCGGAATTATGAAGCGGAATTTGGTAAATAACCACTCATCCGACATATCAGCCGTTCATCACAATAAAACGCGGTGAATCTATGTAAATCGTAAATTTGAGGAAATAAAAAACAGAACTATGAAAAATCTATTCAAATCATTGGCTACTTTTCAGCAAGAAGTGCCTGTAATTTTTAAAGACACCCAAGCGTACGGGTATAAATACGCAGATTTACCACGCATTTTTGAGGTTATCAACCCACTAATGAAGTCGAATGGGTTAGGATTCACACAATTAATTGAAGGTGAAGTATTAAAGACAATCGTTTTTCACGTAGAAAGCGGTGAGTTTATTGAATCCACATTGAACATACCGCAAGACGTTCAATTGAAAGGTATGAATGAATTTCAAGTTATGGGTTCGGCTATTACTTACCTAAGACGTTATGCGATTAGTTCAATGCTTGGGCTTGTAACCGACAAAGATAACGATGCGCAAGGCGAACAACTACCTAAACAACAACCGCAACCCGTAAAAGAAAAACCGTTATTTACCGAGGCGAACTTTGAGAAAGCAAAAGCAGCGGGTGCCACTATTGACCGAATCAAACAAGCGTACACAATTACACCAGATGTTGAACAAAAATACTTGGACTATGCAAAGAAGTAATGAATGGTATGAGCAGAGACTTGGACGTTTTACAGCGTCCGAGATTCACGCTCTAATGGGTGCAAAAGCACTTGGCGAAACGGGTTTATCACTCGCACGTAAGAAAGCGCAAGAAATTGTTTTTGGACGTGATGAATCATGGAATGTTGAAACTTGGGACATGAAAAGGGGGATTGAACAAGAGGAACGTGCTTTTGACATATTTAAAGAACGCATGGCAAAAGACTTTATCGAAGTTGAGAAAGCATCGTTTTTTCCTTTGGGTTTAAATTCAGGCGCATCTCCAGATGGATTGGTTGGACAAAATGCAGTTTTAGAGATTAAATGTCCACGACCAGAAAAGTTTTTTGAACTGATTGAGAAAGGTTCGGATGCAATTGACAAAAAATATTACTATCAAATGCAACTACAAATGAAATGCACTAACTCGGAGCAATGCCATTTTTTTAATTACCTTGTATGGAATGGTCAAGAGTTAACGCATGAAATAGTAGTTAAATATGACCAAGCGGTAGTAGGGAAAATACTTGATCGAATTGAAAGCGCAGCAAAAGAAAGAGATTTGATAGTTAAAGACCTGATTGAAAATTGTCAATTTAAGGAATTATTGAAGCCTTACGGAAGATAAAAGAACACGTAACACTCGCACGGAATTACTTTGATGAGTTGATGAGTGGTTATATTATTAACATTTAATTTAACGGATATGTTGAAGGT